CGAACAAGTTAAAACAGGAAGAGCTGTTGGAGAGTTAAATCATCCAGAAGGACCAACAGTAAACCTGGATAAAGTTTCACACAAAATCACAGATCTGCATTGGCAGGGAAATGATGTTGTAGGAAAGGCATCAATCTTGAAAACTCCTATGGGACAAATAGTCGAAGGACTACTCGAAGGTGGAGTTAAGCTTGGTGTATCAAGTCGTGGTATGGGAAGTCTTGTACAGAAGAATGGCGCTCAATACGTGGGAGATGACTTTATGTTATCAACTGTAGATATTGTTCAAGACCCTTCAGCTCCAAGTGCATTTGTAAATGGAGTTATGGAAGGTGTTGAATGGGTATGGGATAATGGGCTAATTCGTCAACAAGATATTGAAGAAATTGAGACTGAAATTAGAAGTACTTCAAGTAAAAATTTACCTGAAGTTGAAATAAGAGCTTTTAAAAATTTCCTCTCTAAGTTAAATCTAAAATCATAGGAGAATACTATGTCAGACGACGTTTTAAATAACGCTGAAGAAGTAGTTGAAACTGTTGAAAGCGAAGAGCAGGTTTCAGAAGAAACAACAGAAGAGCTCGTTGAAAATGAAGAAATTTTAGACGAGGAAGTTGTATCAGAAGAAAGCGAATCTTTAGAAGAAGGCAAGCACGAGGATGAGGAAGAAGAACATGAACCTAAAAAGGAAACTGTTCAAACTCCAAAAACTAAAGCTGGCGTAATTCAAGCAGCAGTCGAAATGCTTAAGAAAGCAAAGAAAGAAGACGCGCAAAAAATGTTTGCAAAGTTAGTAACTATTGATGGCGAAGAAGATTCAGTAAAATCAGGCGATGACGCAGCTAACGCTGTTAAGGGCAAAATGCCAGAACCTAAAGCGAAAGCTAAGGTTGAGGCAATTGATTTTGATGAAGATATCGATGCAATCATCAAAGAAGAAGCTACACTTTCAGAAGGATTCCGTGACAAGGCATCTGCAATTTTCGAAGCAGTACTTACAAGTAAGTTAAGCGAAGAAGTTGACAGACTTGAAGCAGAATATGCGCAAAATTTAGAAGAAGAAGTTTCAGAAGTTCAATCTTCTCTCGTAGAAAAGGTAGATTCATACCTTAACTATGTAGTTGAAGGATGGATGAAAGATAATGAACTTGCCGTGCAACAAGGTCTTAGGACTGAAATTGCTGAAGAGTTTATGACTTCACTTCAGTCAGTGTTTAAAGAGCACTATATCGAAGTACCTGAAGGTAAAGAAGACTTAGTTGATGACCTCAACGAACAAGTCACTGAACTCGAAGAGACTTTAAACAAAACCACAGAAGATAATATCAGACTACACACTGCTGTTCAAGAATTTGAAAAGCAAGAAGTTGTCAGAGAACAATCTTCAGGGCTTGCAGAAACTGAAGCTGAGAAATTAGCATCTTTAGTTGAAGATATTGAATTCGATAACAAAGAAACTTTTGAAATGAAAGTTAAAACTGTTAAAGAATCATACTTCAAATCAGATGTTAGCGAAACAGCTGATGAGGTTGATAGTTTATTAGGCGAAGATAATGTTTCAGAAGAAGCTGTATCTGAGTCAATGGCTAAATATACACAAGCTATAACAAATTTCACTAAATAAGGGGAAACAGAAATGTTTAACGCAGATAAAAATTTAATGGAAAAATGGGGTCCTGTACTTGATCATGAGTCAGCTCCATCTATCCAAGATAACTACAAGAAGGCTGTTACAGCTCGCTTGTTAGAAAATCAGGAAATTGCCCTACAAGAAGAAAGAGCTCAAATGCAAGGAAATTATATTTCTGAAGCAGCAGCTGCCAATAACATTGGTGGTGGAAGTATTGGAACATTTGATCCAGTATTAATCTCTTTAGTTCGTAGAGCAATGCCTAACTTGATTGCATATGATATCGCTGGTGTACAACCAATGAGTGGTCCTACAGGACTTATCTTTGCAATGAAATCAAAATACTCAACTCAGGGCGGTACTGAAGCTTTATTCAATGAAGCTGATACTGACTTCTCAGGAACTGGTACACATCAAGCTGATCCAACAGGATTAAGTGGTGTAGCAGATGCTGATACTGATGGCACAATCGCAGACGAAGCTGATACAGTTTCAACATTCGGTGAAGGTCTAGGTACATCAGCTGCAGAGAGATTGGGAGTTGGTGGAACTGGCGACGGTTCTTTCAATGAGATGGCTTTTTCAATTGAGAAATCAACTGTAACAGCTAAATCAAGAGCTCTTAAAGCTGAGTACACAATGGAATTAGCACAAGACCTTAAAGCAATCCACGGATTGGATGCTGAAGGCGAATTGGCTAACATCCTATCAGCAGAAATTCTTGCTGAAATTAACAGAGAAGTTGTTAGAACAATCTTGAAGAAAGCTAAAATTGGTGCTCTTCAAACTTCAACAGCTGTTTCTGGTATTTTTGATGTTAACACAGACTCAGATGGAAGATGGATGGTAGAAAGATTTAAAGGTCTTATCATGCAGATCGAAAGAGAATGTAACGTTATTGCTAAAGAAACAAGACGTGGAAAAGGTAACTTTGTTATCTGTTCTTCAGATGTTGCTTCAGCTTTAGCTGCTGCTGGAATGTTGGATTATACTCCAGCTTTATCAGCTAACTTAAATGTTGATGACACAGGTAATACTTTTGCTGGTGTTCTTAACGGAAGAGTTAAAGTTTACATTGATCCGTATGCTACTGTTGACTTCGTTTGTGTTGGATACAGAGGAACTAACCCGTATGATGCTGGTATGTTCTATTGTCCTTACGTTCCTTTAACAATGGTTAAAGCGGTCGGTGAGAACGATTTCCAACCAAGAATGGGATTCAAAACAAGGTATGGAATGGTCGCAAACCCATTTGTAGCTGCTAACGGTACTGGTACTGATAGAGCTAACCAATACTTTAGAATCTTCAGAGTTGACGACATCATGGTGTAAGCCAGAGTTAATCACTCATTTAAAGGGGTCTTTTTAGACCCCTTTTCTTTATCTTAACATTTTAAGGTGTATAAATAGTAGTATGGCAACATTAACTACAAACAAGAATTTCTTAAGCCCTACAGGCTTTCAATTTAAAATAGATACGTTATATCCTAATTTAGAATATTTTGCAGTAGGAGCTACTTTACCTAGTATAAGTATGACAGCTGCTGAACAATCTTATAGAGGAGTCAATTTAGCATTTACAGGTGATAGGCTTACTTTTGAAGATTTAGCATTACGTGTTAATGTAACTGAGAATTTAGAAAACTATGTTGAAACTTTTGATTGGATACACAATTTAGCTCAAACAAAAAATGCTGAAGATTTTAAGGTTGATGCTACTCTTTTAATACTATCATCACACAATAATGTAGTAAAAGAGATTGCATTTAAAGGAGTGTTTCCAACAAGTATGTCTGCAGTTGAATTTGATACTCAGACAGAAAGTATAGAGTATGTCCAAATGGATATTACATTTAACTATACTAACTTTGAATTTGTATAAAAAGTCCTTTACAAATCACTAAAACTATGGTATAATATTATTATGAATAATTTGCAACAAATCTTAGAAATGTGGAAGACTGATTCCATTATAGATGAAATGAATCTAGATGAGACATCAAGAGACTCCGCTAAACTTCACGGTAAATATCTCGAATTACTTTCTGTAAATCGAATGAAACTTAAAAAAGCTGAGCTTGAATTCAAAGTTCTTCTTAAAGACAAATGGTTACACTATAATGGTAAAATGTCTAAAGAAGAGATTGATGAAAAAGGCTGGGACTATGATCCTTTGAATGGTCTTACTGTTTTAAAAGGAGATATGGATAGATACTATGATGCTGATCCATTAATACAAGAACATCAAGCAAAAATACAGTACTTAGAAGAAGTATGTGCAACACTTAAAGAGATACTAGAGAATGTCAAATGGAGACATCAAAATATTAAGAACATGATCGAATGGAGGAAGTTCACAAGCGGTATCTAATGGAAACCATTACTATTCAAAAGAAGAATGAAGTCTTCTTAAATATTCAAACTGACCCATCTATTGAAATGGAACTCTCTGAGCATTTTCAATTCTTTGTGCCTGGATATAAATTTATGCCAGCATATCGTAATCGTATGTGGGACGGCAAAATAAGACTATTTGATAGTAGAAAGAAAACATTATACTGCGGACTTCACAAATATTTGCGTGAGTTTTGTGACGTGAGGGATTACAACCTAGAAGTGATAGAATCACCACAATATGGTACACTCGAATCATCCCTCGAGCCTAACCTAGAAGGCTTATTATCAAATCTGTCCCTTTCTGTGAACGGAGTTGATATTATACCTAGACAATATCAATTGGAGGGACTCTCGCACACACTTTCGAAAGAGAAATCCTTACTGTTATCACCAACTGCTTCTGGGAAGAGTTTAATCATATATTTAGCGATAAGATATTACCTAGATGTTTTTGATGGTAATGTTTTGCTTATAGTACCTACGACATCATTGGTCGAGCAAATGTACTCTGATTTTGGAGACTATTCTCGAAAGGATACATGGTCTCATGAAGAAAACTGTCATAGAATATATTCTGGCCGAGAAAAAATAGGAGTACAACAAAGAATTATTATATCAACTTGGCAATCAATATATAAACTACCAGCAAATTGGTTTAGTGGTTTTGGTATGGTCATAGGAGATGAGGCACATAACTTTAAAGCGAAATCACTTACAAGTATATTAGAGAAATGTACAGAAGCTAAATATCGTATTGGTACGACTGGAACATTAGATGGTACACAAACTCATCAGTTAGTATTAGAAGGATTGTTTGGGCCAGTATATAAAGTAACTACTACAAAAGAGTTAATGGATAATGACGATCTTGCTCAATTAAATATAGATATATTAATACTTAAATATAAAGAAGAGTATTGCAAACAGATAGTAAAAGAGAAATATCAGCAAGAGTTAGATTTTATTGTAAGATATGAACCAAGAAATAATTTCATAAGTAATTTAGCATTAGATCAAAAAGGCAATACTTTAATATTATTTAATTATGTAGATAAACATGGTAAACCATTGCATTCATTATTGCAAACAAAGATGCCAGATAAGAGAAAACTCTTTTATGTATCAGGAGAAACAGATGTTGACACAAGAGAATCAGTCCGTGAGATTACCGAGAAAGAAAAAGACGCAATTATCGTTGCAAGTATTGGGACTTTTTCTACTGGTATTAACATTAGGAATTTACACAATATCATCTTTGCTAGCCCAAGTAAAAGCCAAATTAGAGTACTTCAATCGATCGGAAGAGGGTTGAGGAAGAGTGAAGATGGAACAGATACAAAGATATATGATATCGCAGATGACTTACATTGGAAAAATCAAAAGAACTATACATTACAGCATGCAGCTGAAAGAATTAAAATCTACTCTAAAGAAAGATTTAACTATAAGATGTACGACGTAAACATATAAATAATAGTATGGAAGGATTAAATATAAGACATTTTAAACTCATAAACGGTGAAGAGATCATCGGATTACTCGCTATCAAGAATGACAATAGTTTTATTATTGAAAGACCAGTAAAGATACATCCAAATCTTCTTGGTGGTGTTCAATTCTCAGCATGGTTTCCATTCTCAGATAGCAAACAATTTAAAGTACTTAAGAATAATATTTTACAGCATGTACCAATAGCAGAGACTATAAAAGATACATATGTTAATTTTGCTCTTAAGATGGATAAACCCATCAGCCCACCTGATACTCGAACTGATGAAGAACTCTTACAAGAGTACGAAGACAGTTTGAATGGAACAGTTGATGATATAATACCTGATGCGAAGAGAACAATACATTAATTCTATACCTCTACCGCTCCGGGTGATAATATATTATACCATAAAAACAGGCATTTGTAAACG